GCAAGCGCAGGCTGAGCAGCCTCAGCGCATGGTACGCCCAGCTACCATGGCGCAGCTCAGGCCCCCCGAGGTGGGCCTACGGAGAGGGGGTAAGGCTGGATTCCCCCCTCAACCCTCATCATGCCATGGAAAGCGCGTGGCATGTGGTATAGAGTGAACCTGGCCGGCCGCATGTCCGGGTCCAGGGAAGCTAGCGCAATCGATGCATGCAAGGGCCAGGCGGGGTCAAACCCGCCTGGCCTCTTTTTCGGACCGGTAGCTCAGCGGTCCAGAGCCGTCGACTCATCTGCACCCATGACCTAGGTTCAAATGAGAAGCTGCTATAATGCAGCCCTTAGGAGAACACAGCATGGGCGACAAGTCAGCTCGAATCTTGAATGGCTACAGGGTGTTGTACCGTCCGGATCATCCTTCTGCAATGACCTCAAGTAACTGGAAGGGGTATGTGTACGAGCATATCCTGGTGGTGGAACAGTCACTTGAGAGGCCTTTGACGGAGGACGAAGTCACCCATCATCTGGATGGGGACAGGGCAAACAACCGCCTGTCTAACCTGCTGGTGCTTACCAGAGGTCAGCATTCCAAGATCGAGCATTGGCTGTCGTGCGGTGCCCCCTCAGCGAAAGCTGAGGGTGCGAATCGGATGAATTCAGGGAAACCTAAATGGAAAAAGGCTGAATATTGTGAAGGCTGCGAAGCCACCCTGCAGGGAGCCCAAAAGGCCACATGTTCAGAGCAGTGCCGAAAACAAGCCATCTCCTCCCGATCAAGAAGGCCCAGCAAACATGATCTAACACAGGATCTTGCTGAAAACTCCCTTCTTGCCATAGGTAGAAAATACGGCGTGAGCGACAACGCCGTAAGGAAATGGATGCGGCACTACAGCCTCCACAAGGCAATCCTGAGCCAAGCCGCAGGTACACCTGCGGAAGGTGCAGAGACCACCGGAGAGGTGAAGTCCTCTTAATTACCGGAGTCAGCGTCCGACGCCTAAAGCCCTTCAAGGCCAAGGCGATGAGATGGTCCAGGGAGTGACTAAAGTCACACAAACCTGAATCGATAAGGCGTGGGTTCGAATCCCACCCGGTCCATTCAACACCTGGCCTGGCCAGGAGAAAAGGAAGGAAACGATGAACGGAACCATGAACAAGGTGCGAAACCCGAACCAGGCCACCCAGACCCTGGCCGGCTACCTGGAGGCCGAGCAGGAGGCCCGCCGGGCAGCCAGCTGGGTCCTGACCCTGCTGGCTCAGGAGGAGGCGCTACCCATCGTGCAGCGCAGGCCCGAGATGACCTGGCCGCCCCCGGCCGATCCCCCTGCGGCCATGGAACTATGGCCGGGCGCCTGGAAGAAGGGGCTGCAGGGCGCGGCCTCCGAGATTAAGCTTGACCTAGAGAACATGGACAGGGTCTGCGACTCTCCCACCGAGGCCGAGACCCACCGAAAGGACGCGTTGCGGGATCTGGCCCACGACGTGGCTGCAGGGGTGAGGGCCGTGGCCACCCGGAGGGCGGTGCGCACCTACGGACACTGGCCGACCTTGACTACCCCGGAGTTCGATACCCTCGAGCTCAGTGAGTTCGACATCCTGGCAGGGCAGCTGATCAAATGGATCAACGAGCAAAGGCTCAAGGATCCCTCGATCAACCTCAAGGCCTGACGACAAGCCATCCCCCTGGCCTGCGGTCCCGGTGGGGGCCGTGGGCCTTTCAATCTCCGCATGGCCCCGGCCGCCCTGCAAGGCGGTCGGGGCTTTCATCTTTTCCCCTTGGCCCTGGCCGTGCCTCGCGGTGCGGCCAGGGCTTCGACAGGAGGGGGCCCGGGCGCCGTGCCCGGCCCCCGCACGCAGTTTTTAGCAATGGAGGCAAGCATGCCTATCAGGAACAGCAAGGCCGTGCTGCTGCACATGACGTACGAGGCGGCGGACGGAGACGACAGCGACCACTTCGTCCACCTGTCGTCGGTGGAGGACTCCGACATGGACGAGCGGCTGTTCGCCATGGCGGAGTTCGAGCACGTGGCCCTGGGGTACGTCCGGGGGTACTTCCCCCAGTACGTGCAGCCCGTCCTCGTGGAGCTCGAGGAGAGCGCATCCGGCGCGTTCTTCCCCTACGGTTCCGTGACCGGCCGCCGCAAGGAAGGCGGGCCCAGGGTGGTCCTGGCGAAGTTCAAGGTCCAGCAGTTCGACCTCGACACGGACGAGGCCGTCGAAAGGTACGAAAAGCTGGTCGAGGAGCACCTCGGCCACGAGCTCGGCATCGAGCAGAGCAAGGAGCAGGAATGATGACGATCAAGATCGTGCCCGTGTGACAATACATGGGGATGCGCGTAGCATTCCGAGGATGACCTGCCGGGCGGCGTAGCCCGGCACGGAGGAGAGAAGGGTGAGGAAGGAACTTCACATGAAGACCGTTCTCATTCTCATCGTGGCCGCCCTCGTGGCGGCCTTCCAGCCCGAGGCATTCGCCAAGGGCGAGCTCCGTGGACAGGATGTCCGCGACACAGGCGGGATCGACCTCGACTGGGACACGTTCCTGGACGCGCTCCAGGCCGTGGAGTCCGGATCGGAGCCGAATCCCGACCAGGCCGTCGGAGACGGAGGCAAGGCGCTCGGAGCCTTTCAGATCTGGCATGCGTACTGGCTCGACGCCGTCGAGTTCAGGCCGGACCTGAAGGCCCGCGGCTACCGTGCCGTGACCGACCGGGCGTACGCCCGGGAGGTCGTCAAGGCCTACCTGACCAGGTATGCGCCCAAGGGCGCCACCTGGGAGGACCTGGCCAGGATCCACAACGGTGGCCCCAAGGGCCACTCCAAGCAGGGCACCAAGGCCTACTGGGCCAAGGTGCTCAAGGCCGCGAAGGCCAGAAAGGAAAGGGCATGAAGGCGAAGGCCTTGGAGATCTGGTCCAAGTACCAGACGATCTGCCCGTGGACGCTCTCCGAGCAGCAGTGCCTGCTGGTCATCTCGGATCTGCTCCACGCCATGCAGGATCCGTCCGGCATGGACCAGCGGCAGGTGCTGGCGATGGAGAGCCTCTACGAGCACCTCCTCTCGTGGACGGGCACGGGCCACGAGATGCTCGTGGTGCATCACGGGGAGGGCCCGCATCCGGCAGGCCATGTCTGGATGTGGGAGCGGGACATCCGTGTCGCGCTGGCCACCCCGCTGGTCAAGGTCGTGATGGCCGGCCACAGCCGGCACCTCACGGCGCAGGCGGACTACTACTCCCAGGAACTGCGGGAGATGTGCCCGCCCAAGGCGTTCAGGACGTGCCCCGAGTGGTGGCCGGGGGGCTGGGTGCTCACCGACGGCGTGGCGTCGCCAGTGACTCCGGACCAGGCCCTGGCCGTGGCCAGGACGTTCCAGGGCGACGAGGAGGGACCATGGCCCCACCTGTCGTGGGAACAGGGCCTGATCCTCAAGGCGAGGCTCAGGCAGATCCGGCGCGAGCGGGTGTAGCCCGCGCAGGATGTCAGTAAGGCCCGGGGGTGTTCCCCGGGCAGTAAGGAAGAAAAGCGTGTCCCGCCGGAGACCGTCCGGCAAGAAAGGGTTCAGCGATGAAGAACAAGAACAGCAGCAACATGTACGGCCCCATGGCGATGATCATCACCATGGTCGAGCAGGCCCGTGGCCTCGCCGAGGTGGCGGGCTTCGACCTGCAGGTCAGCCTGGTGCCGGCCGGCGACAAGCCCTCGAAGAACGCGGTCGCCGAGGCCGACCTCGAGGCCGCGCCCGAGGCCAAGCCTCGCAAGGTCCGCAAGGTCCGCCGCAAGCGCCGGGTGTCCTACCCGGTGCTCCTCGAGCGCCGCAAGGCGTTGAAGGAGCAGATCCTCAGCATGGTCAAGGAGGCCGGCAAGGACGGCATCACGGCCGTCAAGCTGGCCAGCCGCCTGCGCGTCAGCGGCCAGCGCGTCGGCCAGAACCTGCGGTACCTCGCCGCGGACCGCGAGCTGGGCCTCGTGGTCACGAAGAACGGGAACGGACGCATCGTGTCCGTCTCCATCAAGTCCCAGGGCTGAGCCCGGGACACGCTTGCCCGGCCGGGGGGTACACCCGACCCCCCGGCCGGGCTTTTGCGTCCGGGACGTGCACCCATGCGCGTCCTTTAGCAATGAAAGGAGGGGCATGTGCCCCGGTACGAGGTAAGCTGCATAGCGACCATGAAGTACAGGATGGGGTTCCTGGTCCAGGCCAGGTCTCCCGAGGCCGCCATCCGAAAGTGCTCCGACCGCTTCGACCGCGTCGGAGGATCCACCATCGAGCCGCACCGGGAGGACTTCCTGGCGACAGGGAACGAGTCTAACTGGGAGGCGAAGCCGGCCAAGGCCAGGCCTGCCGCCGGCAAGGCCAAGCGGGCCAAGAAGACCAACAAGAACGGAAAGTCCTGCGTCCAGGTGAGTAAAGGCGCCGACGGGCGCTTCAAGGGAGCTTCGCTGACCGCGGCGCAGAGGCGGTACGTGGAGGCGAACCTGCCTCGCAGATCGCACGGCTCGCTGGCGCTGGAGCTGGGCTGCTCCCGTTCGTTGATCAGCAAGATCGCCAGGCTTGCCGCCGGCAAGGCCAAGCAGGCCAAGCGGAAGGAGCAAAAGAAATGATTGACGACATCTCGGATATCTCGGAGCGGCTCAGGGCGGACGCCGCCAGCAACGACCACGGCACTCGCGACCCCATGTTCTGCCTGCAGATCAAGGTGCGCGACCGGGGGCTCGACCCCAACTACTCCGACGGCAAGACCGTCTGGGTGAACATGCTGTCCGGCGACTACGAGGAGGTGCCGGAACCTGAGGATGAAGACCAGGATGGACTCCAGGAGTTCGGCTACGTGGACCGGTGGGAGACCGTCATGATCTCCCTCACCAGGAAGGGCCTGGAGGACTACATGGCCGTGAACGGCCACAACGTGCGCAGCAGGGCCCACAACGGGGAGACGAGGATCTGGGTGGACACGTTCTACCGGTGCGAGGAGATGGTTCGGATCAGGAACTACCTCATGAACAAGGAGGCAAAGAATGCTTGAATCGATAACTGCCGCGACGATCGGCATCCTGTCGATCGCGTTCTGCGTCTTCATCCTCGTGGCGATGTGGATCGAGCGGCGGAATCGCGCCAAGGCTCTGGACGCCATCAAGCGCACCGGCATATGCAGGTGGGTGGTCGTGCAGGAGCAGCTGGAAGCCCTGATCGAGGAGCGGGACAACGCCAGGATCGAGGTCTGCGAGCTGAGCTCCAACGGCAGCATCGACGACGCGGCCAGGCATGCCAGGATCCGCGGCTGGGGCTACCTGTACAACGAACAAGAAACCGAGGAGGGCAGATGAGCATCGTCAAGGAAATAGAGTCAAACTCTTCAGAGGAAGACAAGCCTGCGCTCAGGTGGCTGATTGAGCAGTACCCCCGGAGCAGTACTTGGAGCTTCATAGCCACGTGCTCCCACCAGACTCTCGGCGACGGGGCTTGGATGCGGATCTGGAAGCCGACCAAAGAGGGCAGGATCCTCTACCTAAACTCCTTGGTCGACTACCCCACAAGGCACAAGTGGGCCTACCCGGACGGAACTCCGAAGGGCGAAGAGCGCCTGAGCCAGACCGATGAGATCCTGGTCCTGCGCAGGGAACTCCTGGACGCGGTCAAGGAGCGCGACGAGGCGCGGATCCGGGTTTGCGAGCTATGTGCGCGAATGGGTGGCGTGTACCGCCGAGTCGACGGGAAGACGGTGGAGTGCACGACTCCCGAGTCGGTCGCGGAAGTCTGCGGCTGGGGCTACCTGTACAACGAACAAGAAACCGAGGAGGACAGATGACTGATTTCCAGGAAGTGAACGGCTACCGGGTGGTCCGGGAGCTGGGCCGGGGGGATGCGACGAAGCCTCCGGCAGCAATCGCGACGGCATGGGGGCTCAAGGTAGGAGACGTGATCTCCGGAGTCGAGCGCTACACCGCCTGGGACAAAGGCGCAGGAGACATCGTCTTCCTGAGGGTGGTGCACATCGGGCTGAAGTGCGTGCTGTGGGAGGAGCGGATGTATACCTTCTCCGCCGACGTCGTGGAGCCCAAATTACGCAGGATAGATGCCGAGACCGCGGCGTACTCCCTGTCCTGCAGGTCCTGGCGCCTCATGGAGCGGATCCCGGAGCCGAAGGCGGAACGGGCGGAGCCGGCCAAGGACCGCGTCATCCACAGCAGGGACATGGGCGTCAAGGTGACCCTTCGCGAGAACGGCGAAGTCGAGCTGGAGGATTCCAAGGGGGCGACGGAGGTCCACGCCCTGGATGGAGGCTGCAAGACCATCTTCAGGCACGTGGACAGGTCCCTCTCTCTCACCACGGTGACCACCCGCCTCTGGTCCCCCTCCGGCGAGTTCCTCGGCACGCAGAAGCTGGTCATCGGCGGACAGGCCGGCGACACAGTCGAGACCTGGCTCGACCGGGACGACAAGATGGTCAAGGAGGTCGCCACGATAGGTGACTCCGTCATCACCACCACGGTGGAGCGATCAAGCAGCAGGAGGACAGATGAGCAGCCCAGGTAATGTCAGCGGCTATGGCAACGGCAAGGGCAGGGGTAGTGGTTATGGTAATGCCAGCGGCATGGGCAACGACATTGGCAGGGGTAGTGGTTATGGTAATGCCAGCGGAGGCGGCCTCGGCAATGGCCGCGGCGACGGCAGGGGCAGGGACTGGGGCAACGGCAACGGCAACGGCAACGGCATGGGCTGGGGCGGCGGCAATATCTGGGGCAGCAGCGGCTCAGGCTGTGGCAACGGCTATGGCAACGGCTATGGCAGGGGCGATGGCAGGGGCGATGGCAAAGGAGGTTCCGAATGAGCAACCCGAGTAATGACCACGGCAACGGCGACGGCAGCGGCTATGGCGGCGGCACTGCGCAAGGCAGCGGCGATGGCAAGGGCCGCGGCTACGGCGGCGGCAAAGGCGAGGGTTACGGCGAAGGCAAGGGCAAAGGTTTTGGTCACGGCATTGGTCGCGGCAGCGGAAACGGCAGGGGCTGGGGCAGCGGCCATGGCTGCGGCTATGGCCTCGCCTATGGTGGCGACCAGGGCGATGGCGTTGGCCATGGCCATGGACATGGCCATGGCTTCGGCTTTGGCAACGGCCAGGGAGGTTCCGAATGAGCAACAACGCGATCAGGACAATGCACTGCAAGTACCGTCCGGGCGAGCGCATCGTCCTCTTTCCCAACGGGGATGTCCGGCTGGTCATGGGCGCGAACCGGACCGAGACCTGGAATGTCCTGGGCGGTTGCGAAGTGGTCTACAAGACCCCGGGTCCAGGGCTTTATTGCAGGTGGACAACCACGGAGGTCTACGACCGCGATGAAAGGCTGGTCTGCAAAAAGGTCGTGCTGGTTCGCAGCGACCCCGAGTGGGGCAGGGACGCCGTCGAGCTGTCCTCCAAGGAGGAGCGGTTCGATCCCGAGGGCAGGATCGTCGAGATCGTCGAGATCGACGAGAAGAAAAACAGGAAGGTCAGCACCTTTGACTACGGCGTGACGGCCGGACAGGAGGCACAATGAAGTCGGAAGAATGCGCCGAGAAGGCTTTCCACAACCTGGGCTACGAGTCGGTCCGTCTGGCGGCTCCCGAAACCGCTTCCACCGAAAAGCCAGGCAACCGCGCGTCGGACGCCGAGCATGCCCGCAAGTGGGGGCTCAAGGTCGGGGACGTCGTCGGCACCTGCTACGACTGCTTCAGCGGTCTGCTCCTCAAGACGTTGACCCTCAGGTACATCGGGGACCAGGCGATCGTCTTCGACAAGAAGCAGTGGAAGGTCTTTCCGACCAAAGCGCAGCTGCGGCTGACGTCCTTGCTGCTGCCGCACGGCGGCACGGAGGAGCGCACGGTCAGCGAGCTCTGGGGCAGCCCGTGGTGGCTGCTGAAGCCCAGGCATGACTGGTCGGATATCCTGGAAGGCGAGGAGGAGGCCAAGCCCGAGGAGCCGACGGCCGAGACCGGGTCCAGGGACGGCTGGGTGACGGGGCTCCGTAAAACCATCGTCGGACTCCAGCCGAAGATCATCAGCGGATCCCTGATCCTGGACATGTCCGCGTGCAGACTCGAGACGACCGCCGGGTACAGGCTCTACTCGTCCTTCGACAAGCATGTCATCAGGTCCTATCTGCTGAGCGCAGAGCACCATCTATGTCTTTCCTCGGCGCATGCCAGGTACCAGCAGCTGCTGGAGAAAGTGAAGGAGGTTCCTAATGAGCGACCCAGGTAATGGTCTCGGCAACGGCATGGGCAACGGCATGGGCCGCGGCGATGGCAACGGCTATGGCAACGGCAACGGAAAAGGAGGCTCCGAATGAGCGGCCCGGCGATCGACACTAGGCTCCGCATGCTCGCCGAGCGGCTTGCGGAGGAGCACAGGGTCCGGCGCAAGGCGGCGGGCCCCGGCCAGCGGCTGCTGCGCTCGGCGGACCGCAGGAAGGCCTTGATGGCCCTGGTGTCGGCCGCGGGGCCGGCGGGCCTCCAGCTGCGCGACGTGGCCGGGATGTTCAGGCTGCGCCTCAGGGACGTGCACCCCCTGATGTGCGACCTGGTGCAGGCGGCCATGATAGACGTGGAGGTCGGGCCTCAGAGCGAGGGCGACCACTACATCCTCAGGCGACGGGCGTTGATCCGATCCGGAACGGCAAAGGAGGCTCCGAATGAATATCTCAGGTAATGGATTCGGCGATGGCAGAGGCCGGGGCTACGGCGATGGCAGAGGCCGGGGCTACGGCGACGGCAGTAGCTGGGGCAGCGGCAGCGGCAGCGGAAACGGCTACGGCAGCGGCTATGGCCACGGCAGCGGTAGCGGCAGCGGCAGCGGCAACGGCTTTGGCTATGGCTATGGCAGCGGTAGCGGCAGCGGCAGCGGCTGGGGCGATGGCAGCAGCTATGGCTGGGGCAACGGCAGTGGCTGCGGCAGCAGCTATGGCTGGGGCAACGGCAGCAGCTATGGCAAAGGAGGCTCTCAATGAATAGCTTAGGTGGTGGCAGCGGCAGTGGCAGTGGCATCGGCAGTGGCATCGGCACTGGCTTCGGCCTCGGCTGAGCACGTGAGGAGCGAGCGTGAGCAACTAAAAAGAAAGACCCCCGGCCAAAACCGAGGGTCTTTCTTTTAGCTGTCGGAGGATCAGCAGTCCCAGGCCCGGCGTGCCTTCCTGAGCCTGCTCTCCGGATCCTTGGCGGCCTCCGGCCACATCTTCATCTGGCCTGCGCTCCTGGCGCAGAAGCTGGCCCGGCGCTTGGCGTCCTTGGGGCTCTTGTCGGCGCGCTCCTTGGTGACCGGCGGACGCAGGGTGCCGCCTGTCTGCGCCTTGTAGCTGGCCCGGCCCTTGGCGTTGAGGCCGCCCTCGGGGTTCTTGCCCTCGGCCCTGGTCCAGGCCGGAGAGGCTGCGATCTTCTCCATGAGGTGCTGACGAAGGGGGCTGTAGTCGACGCGCGTGTTCATGCCGGAATTGTACAGGAAATCCTCGAGAACCTACCTTGGCCTGCGAAGATGCAGCCTAGCGGACCAGCAGGTACAATTTCCAGATTGACCGCCTGAGCAGGACCCTGCATGCCCAAGCCCTACGACCATCACGTCAAGTCAGCGCAGGGTCCGGCTGCTCCGGCCGCCGCCCGAACGTTCAAGGCGCCTGACTTGTCGAAAATGCTGCCCAGTCCCGGCTTTGCCGAAGTGGAGGTCGACGGCAGGGTTCGAAGGGTCTACGGCGAGCCCGAGGCGGTTGGCCAGGTCCGGCGAGCCTTGCAGGAGAACCAGCAGGGCGGCATCTACGAAAGGTTGCCCGGCGGAACGCCGGCCATGCAGAACCGGTTCCCGGTGTCCTACGGTACGCCGCAGATCCGGATGGAGATGCCTCGCGGCGGCGTGGCCGCTAGAGGCGGCTCCGCCTACGCCGAATACGATCCTGGCGACTTCACCAGGTACAACGATCCCGAGAGGGCGTACCTGCGTCGCACGGAAGGCCAGGGCATGGTTCCGTACTACGGGATCGACGTGAACGATCCGGGAAACCGCCGGAGAATGTCCCTGGGGTACACCCGTTCCGGCACGACTGAGGTGAGCAAGGATCCCATTCCGCAGGGGCCTCCGCTGCCGTGGGAGCCGGGAGGCAGGGAGTACGAGCACAGCCGCCTCCTGGCCGAGTACGACCGCGTCCTGGGTCGTCGGGACCAGGTCCCTGCGCCGGACTACTCCGCGGATCCAGGCCTGGTCGAGTCGCCGTATCCCGAACTGCAGGGCCAGGGTCTGAAGACCCAGTCCGAGTGGAACGCCCTCAAGAAGCAGCAGGACTGGGTCTCCAGCAGGCAGGCCCAGAGTCCCCTGGCCAGGACCTACGGAAACTACTTCGCCAACCTGGCGAACATGACCGGCATACCTCAGCTGACTCCTGGAGGCGAGCTGGAGGCGGATCCCTACCACATGGACCCCGCCGCCAGCTGGGGTGCCTGGATGGCCGCCCCTGCGACGCTCCTTGCGCCCGAGCTGTTGGCGGGAAAGTTGACCAACGTAGCGCCGCTGGTCGGAAATCCGTGGAGGGAGGGATTGACCGCCACGCAGTGGGCGGGCAAGGGTCCGGTCCACTCCCTGGTTACCGACGCCGTGGACATGGCGGGATCCTCGCTGAATCCAGCCCTCAGCTTCAACCAAATCCAGAACAGGAACCTGGCCGGCATCTGGGATGCCTCCAAGGGCCTGGCTTCCGGCGGCATGAACCTGGGCGGAAGGGCGCTGGGCACCAATGCGTTCACGTCGGGAGCGGGGGAGGGAATTCGGGACGCCATGTACTACGACAGGAACAATCCCCTGGCCACCGACGCGGACTTCGCAAGGCTGATGGTACAGGGCATGGCCCGCCCCATGAACTTCGCTCCCGGCGTGCTCCAGATGGCCGCCATTCCGACCATGTTCGGAAACCGAGGCGAACAGGCCGCGCAGCAAGTGGCGCAGCAGGGCGGCATGAACCTGCCGGGGACCGACCTGCTCGTGCCCATGGACAGGGAGAACCTGCAGGCCATCGCCGAAAGAGGTGCCAGCCCCTACCAGCGCCTCATGGGCGGCGTCATGGGTGCCGCGACTCCTTTCTCAGGGCTGCCTGGGCCACGGGAGCAGCGGGACCTGGATGCCTACGCCGCCAAAGTGGAGCAGGGCAGGAACGACCTCGCCATCGGCCTCGCCCGGCAGGCAAACTCCGATCCGGCCGGCGTCGTCCAGGCACTGAGCAACCCGGAAATAGGACCAAGGGTCAGGGATGAGATGCGGCGGTCCTTGAGGACCAATCCCAGGGTGGTTGAGTGGCTGGGGCAGAACCATCCGGAGGTCCTCGAGGCGGTGTTCTCGCAGCCCGGAGGAGCGAACTGACATGGCGAACGTGTCCGACCTCAAGCAGGCCAAGGGCTACTCCGACGTGCGCCAGTACGGCGCCAAGCACTCGCTGGTCAACCAGCTGGTGCGCCAGGCTCCCGGGGAGTTCTACATCGACTCCGAGCAGGGCGGCATCGTGGGACTGACCCACCGGCCCACCGGGTTCCGCATCCACGTCCCGCGCGAGGTGGTGCATGGCCTGGAGCTGGAGTCCAGGGTCAAGGCCGCGGCTCCCGCCGCGATCGGGGCGGGCTTCGGCATGCCGACCCCTGGCGGCACCGTCTCAAAGATGACCAGGCCCACCTCCAGGCTCAAGGGCAAGCTGACCAACGACGTGCTCAAGGCAGGACCCGGAGGCGACGCCGCGGCCGCCCCGGCCGCCGACCCCATGCGCGACATGTTCAAGGCCACCCGGGAGTTCCACGCCCGCCAGGCTCAGCCAGGCATGAAGCAGGGCGCTACCGTGGGCGACGTGCAGAGGTACCTGGGGTACTCCCCTGGGGTCTGGTACGGGGAGGACCAGTACTCGGCCGACGCCCAGAGGCGCATCGGCAACGTGGTGACCGGGGCGGGATTGTCCGCCCTGGGTCTGGCCGCGGTGCCGGCCCTGCAGTACCTCTTCCCCGAGAGGTTCCAGCGCAAGGGCAAGGCGCTGGGCGCGCTGGCCGTGCTGGCCGGCATGGGCGCCCCCTGGCTGGCCACCTTCCCTGGCACGGTGTCCGACCTCTCGAGGCTGGGCGCGGTCAGGAACGAGGACTACACCCCGGAGATGCAGGCCGACCAGGCCGCCGAGTCCCGGGCCGCCATAGCCAGGATCAACCGCAACGCCGTGGTGCCGGGCGACCCGGAGCCCACCGTCAAGGCCAACTCCGCCATCCCCCTGAGCCTGCAGCTCTCCAAGGCGCACCTGGCCGACACCCTGGCCGAGCAGTGGCAGGACGGCCAGATCACCTACGCCCAGGCGCTGGGCCTGATGAACAGGGCAGGCCGGGCCCGGCCGGACAAGCCGTGGTTCACCGTGCAGGACGTGGCGCATGCCGCGATCGGCGCGGGAGCCGGAGCGCTGGCGGGCACGGTGGCCGCCAAGGGCATCGGCCTCTTCATGAACGTCAGCCCGACCGAGCAGCGGGTGCTGCAGGGCACCGGCGCGGCGCTGGGCACGCTCATCAACCTAGGAAAACTCGGCATTTGAGCCGAGGCTCCGCATAAGGTAGACTACTGCGATGGACGAAGCAGCGAAAATGCGGTTCAAGGTCGGGTTCTGCACCAGGGCGGCCGAGCTGGGATTCACCCCGTCGGACCTCCTCATGTGCAAGCGGGCCGGCGACATTCCCTTCTTCAGCCCCGCCGCCGAGGTGGCCTCCAAGACGTTCGGCGCAGGCGAGAAGGCCGTCAGCACGGGGCAGGGCGCCGTCAACCTGGCGCTGACCCTGGCCGCACTGGGCCTGGTGGGCGGAGGCGTCGCCGGAGCCGGCGCCAACTGGATGTACAACAAGGGCGTCGACGTGATCGATCCCGAGGGCCAGATCCTGCCGGAGTTCTCGGAGGCCGACGAGGCCAAGAAGCTGCACCTGCTGGCCAAGTACCGTCAGGCGACCAACGAGGTTCGAAAGGGGCTGGCATGAACCAGGAGCTGCTCTGGGCGCTGCTTGGCGCAGGCATCGGCGGCACCGGCGGCTACGGCCTGGGCAAGCTGATCAAGCCCGACGACGAGCTGGCCGCGGTCATGATGGGCCTGGGCGGAGCCGGAGTCGGCGGAGGCCTGGGCTACGGATCCGCCAAGGCCAAGCAGCAGTGGGACGCCGCGCCCGACGCTCCGCCCACCCCGGAGGACATCGCCAAGAGGACGGCCGAGGCTGACGCCCGGGCCAAGGACTTGGGCGAGAAGGCCAAGGCTAAGGCCAAGGGAGAATCCAAGTGAGCGACCCACTGGGACCCGCCAGCATCATGCTCGGAGGCTTCTCGCAGCTAGGCGACGGGGCGCCCTTCATGGGATCCGTCCGGCCGATCATCAAGCCGACCGATCCTCCCCAGTCGCTGCCCCAGGAGATCCCCTTCTTCCGCAGCCGGCAGTTCCGCCTGTGGAACGCGGAGGACCTCGAGGAGTACAACAAGCTGAACGACGTGCTGGTCAAGTGGCAGAACCGCGGCTGGTGCCAGTTCACCGAGGAGTCCGAGTTCATCCCCGTGAAGGAGAACTGGATCTCCTGGATCAAGTACTGCGTCACCCTGACCATCCCCGCCGAGGAACTGCCCCAGTACCTGGGCGACCTTGATACAATGCGCATTTCCTGCAGCCCCAAGGAATCCTGACCATGGCCTACTACTCCCACCACATGCAGAAGCAGGCCGAAACCGAGTCCAAGCCGGTCTACTCGATGGCCGACACGTCCAAGGGTGAATGGACGTCCAAGGATCTCTACGGCGCCGTCAATCCCTTCGGAGCCGACAGCAGCCTGAGCAACAACCTGCTCTACGGCGCCGGCGGCGCCCTCCTGGGCTATGGCCTCGGCTCCATCCTGGACCGCCTGCGAGGCCGTCGCCGCGGCGAGTCGGGCCTTGGAGGCATCGGAGCCCTGGCCGGCCTGGGCCTCGGCCTCGGCGGCCGCTACCTCGCCAACTCCCGCCTTGCCGACGAGGCGCAGTACTTCGACAATCCGGAGCAGTACGGCCTGGTGGCGGACCGGCTGAACCAGCTCGACCACGTGAAGTACGGCCCGGCCGTCTCGCACCTCATGGTCGCCGGCAGGAACGCCGCTCTCGCGCAGGGACGCCCCGCGTGGGAGTCGCTCACCGGAGCGGATATGCCCGCCCTCGACGAAAGGCTCAAGGGAAAGAACGCTCCTGCGAACTGGGCCGAGATGCAGCCTGGTTTCGGCGAGGAAAAGTAAACGGAGCAACGCGATGCCATCCACCAGCAAGAAGCAGCAGCGGTTCTTCGGCCTCGTCAAGGCGATCCAGGAGGGCAAGGCCACCGGATCGTCCAAGGCCCGCGAGGCCGCCTCGAGCATGTCCAGCAAGGACGTGACCGACTTCGCCTCCACGCCTCGGAAGGGCCTGCCCGAGAAGAAGTCCGCCCTGGGCCTCAGCTCGACGGATGCCGCCGTGCTGGCCGCCCTGGCCGGCACCAGCGCCCTGGGCGGCCTGGCCCTCTCGGCCGGCTACGGCGGGGCCAAGGAGCTGCGCGACCTCAGCGAGCTTGACGAGATCAGGAAGAACAAGTACCGCAAGCGCGTGCAGATCCCGCGCAGCCGCAAGTCGGTCGAGGGGCAGCCTCCCGAGGCCGACAAGATGCTGCCCGAGGGGAAGTCCGAGCAGTCCGGCCTCTCCGGCGAGGAGATGGAGGACATGGGGAATGAATACTCCCTCAAGCAGTCCGAGGACAGCGCCCTCGACCGATGGATCACGGGGCCGGTCCTGGCCGGAGCGGCGTGGCCCATCGCGGCCATCGCCCCCGGCGTCGCGACGTACATCCTCGGCACGCGCCTGGTGGACATTCGACGCAAGCAGCGCATCGACGACGAGCTGAAGAAGGCCAAGCGCGAGTTCGAGGCGGCGCTGAACGAGCCCACCTCGAAGATCTCCTCGGCGCTCGACGAGCTGGCCGATTCGGTCAAGCAGGCGTCGGAGTACGGCATCCCGGGATCCAAAGACCTGAAGTTCTCGCTGCCGGAGCCGCCCGAGGCCCACGGCCTGACGAACTTCCCCGGCAACATCAGCTACCTGCTCATGGGCCTGCCCGTGGGCATCGGAGGCCTGATCGGCTGGAAGCTCATGAACGAGAGCATGAAGGAGGACCCGGAGCGGCGCAAGCTCAAGGAGCTCAACGCGCTGCTTCGGCGCCAGACCGGCGAGGAGGTGCTGCACGCCGGCATCGACCTCGAGGAGCAGGACGGCAACGTCAAGTTCAAGCTCTGAGCCCTGCCTGACTTTGCTATAATCCGGGAATGCCTCCCCAGGACCTGAACTCGTTGCTGGCCCCCGCCCAGCCCGAGATGCGGCGCTTCGACGACTACTCAACGATCCGCCGGAACATCCTGGACGGCGTCCGGAAGGCCGTCGCCGCAAGGTTCCCCCTGGCCAACTCCAGGTACACCGTCGAGGCCTCCGACGTCGACTACGCCGGCGCCCCCGAGTACACCCTGAAGGACCAGCAGAAGGCCCTCATGCAGGGCCAGAGCCTGTACACCCCGCTGCGCGGGCACCTGGTCATGAAGGACAACGCCACCGGGGCGGTCATCGACAGGACCGACAGGCCGGTCACCCTGGCACGCGTGCCTTACCTCACCCCGCGCGGCACCTTCATCTCCAACGGCAGCGAGTACGTGGTGACCAACCAGTCCCGCCTCCTGCCGGGCCCGTTCGTCCGCCGCAGGAAGTCGGGCGAGTACGAGGCTCACTTCAACACCCTGCCGGGCAAGGGCCGAGGCTTCCGCATGGCCCTCATGCCGGACACCGGCAAGTTCGTCGTGGAGATCGGCCAGTCCGTCGCCCCAGCCTACCCGATGTTCCGCGCCCTGGGCGTCACCGACGAGGAGCTTGAGAAGACCTGGGGCAAGGACCTGCTGGCGACCAGCAAGGAAGGCTCCGCCTACGACGCAGGGCGCATCTACGAGCGCCTGACCAACGAGCCGTCCAAGGACCTCGACGAGAACACGATCTACTCCGGCATCCGCACCGCCCTCGAGTCCACGGTGCTCGACCCCGAGGTGACGCGGCGCACGCTGGGCTACCGCTCCAAGGCCGCCTCCGTGCCCATCCGCGGCACCCTGCGCATCGACTCCGAGGGCTACATCACGGTTCCGTCCGGCCTGATCGACGGCGTGTACTACGCCCTCAGGGACTCGGACAAGGCTCCGGCCATCGCCAAGGGAGACGGCAGGCTGACCGTCATCGACGCCGACGAGATCCGCAAGCTGCGCAAGGTCTTCAAGCGGGACTTCGAGGCCACCTGCGGCTCCGGCCGCCGCTTCACCTACGACCTGGTCAAGGTGCTGCCGCCGATGAACGGCGAGTACTGCGTCGAGATCGAGTGCCCCGAGCTGGAGCAGCTCCGGCGCAGCCTGCTGCTCGACCCCAAGCCGCGCGGCGGATTCCGCCTGTCGGTCGGAGTCAAGGCCGCGGCCGACCTCAACGCCCTGATGGAGACCAAGGAGGCCGCCCCGGTGGAGATCGGGCCGATGGTTCCGGTCGACCTCACGGACGACGACTTCGGCAAGATCACGGGCCGCACCCTGCTGCGGGCCAGCCAGAAGATCCTCAACGCCCAGAAGGGTCTCGAGGACCAGGACGACCGCGACAGCCTGGCCTACCAGAAGTTCCTCGGCCCGGAGGACTTCTTCTCGGAGCGCATCGAGAAGGACGCCGGCGGCATCCTGCGGACGGCCCTGTTCAAGGCGACCAACCGCGGCAACCTCGAGCCGCTGAAGAACGGCGTGTTCACCCCGGCCCTCAACGGCGTGCTCATGGGCTCCGGCCTTGGCGCTCCGATCGAGGAGGTGAACCCCATGGAGATCCTCGACCAGAACATGCGCGTCATCCGCACCGGCGAGGGCGGCATCTCCTCGGGCGCCCACGGCATTCCCATCGACAGCCGGTCGGTGCAGCCGTCGCACTTCGGATTCATCGATCCCGTTCGAACGCCCGAGTGCTTCCTGCCGGAAATGGAGATCTTCACCGACAAGGGGTGGATCCCGGTCTCCGACGTGACCCTGGATACCCTCCTGCTGTGCATGCCTGACGGCATCTGTCCCGCCCTGGACGGCACTCCGGCCTACCGCAGGCCGGACAGGGTGATAGCCGAGGACTACCGTGGTCCCGTCCACAGGATGGACAACGGCAGGGCGGCTTACGCCGTGACGCCCAACCACAGGGTGGTGACGAAGCCGTACGATTCGGACGCCAAGAACCGCAAGGGCTGGCGGGTGGAGCGCGCCGACGAGGTGCACGGCCGGTTGATGATGTTCCCCACGGGGCATATGCCGGTGGCGACCGAAGGGAAGTCCAGGTTCCTGCTGCCTGGCCCCGCCAAGGTCGAGATCGAGATCCACGACTGGGCGGAGTTCCTGGGCTGGTACCTGGCGGAGGGGTCGTTCACCTGCAGGCGCACCA